TCTTTCTGGAACTGGAACGTTTTCCATTCTTTTAATTAAGTCTTCTAAATTAGTTTGATTTTTTTCCATTTAGTTTTTCTTTTACTTTTTTTGTTTTTGGTTTAAATGATTTTGGTTGTAAATCTAAATATTCTTCCTCTGCTGAAAAACAAGGACATTGCTTCATAAATTCGTGTTCCTCTACACCATCGCCATCTTTGTCAGGTGAGTAGTCTCTATGTCCATGTATACTTGCTTTAGGATAAATGTTTTTTAAAACTTTTAGTATTTTAATTAATGATGCTTTTTGAGCTTCTGTTCTTGTGTCTTTTGCTTTACCATTTACGTCAAGCCCTCCTGTATATGCGATTCCAATGCTGTCGCTATTACCATTCTTAACGTGCGCACCAATTTTAGAAACTGGTCTACCTGAATTAATTTTCCCTTCTGTACCAATAATATAGTGATAGCCAATGTCTGAAAAACCTCTGTTTAAATGCCACTTCTTTATAGTAGCTGGACTAACATTCTGCCCTTCTTTGGTAGCAGTACAATGTATTACAATTTTATTTACTTTTCTCATCTTTTCTTTTATTTACTTTTTTCTTAGCACTTGTAATTAAACGTGCTTCCATCTTCACAACTTTAACCCTTAACTGTATATTTTCTTCAATCAATAATTCAATCTTTGTTTCAAGCTGTTGTATCTTATTACTAAGAACTGCAACTTGCTGAGCATACATGCTGTCGCTTCTTTCTTCTTTCTTTGCGTTAATATCAATCTTTTGTTTAAATATACTCCAAACCTCTTTTAATCCAATTGCGGATATTAAAGCAGTAACAGCCATTAATATACTGTGGTCATCCATCTTTATACTTTTTAAGCAATTCATTATTCTGGCATTGGTTCACTCCAATCGCTGCCAGCTAAAATAACTAAAATTTCTTCGTGAGTGTATACTCCTAAAGGCGTTAAAGTTCCATCAGTTATAAAACTTGGTTCAACTTGGTAACTTAAAACCATTTCAGTATTAGCTAAATTCCTTCTTACAGATTGAGCAGAACTTTGATTTACTTGTGAAAAAAGCACAAGGTTGCTGTCTGATAAATTACAAATTATGTATGTTCTATTGTTCATTTTTATTTATTTAATATTATTAACTTCACGCTGGTGTGTCTTCTGTTCTATCTAAAACGTCCATATTAATTGAAAGCGAATTTGCATCTGAAAACGGAGCTGAGCCGATAATTTCATCTCCACCCATTCCAGAACTCAATCCATTTGCATAACTACCAACACCATCTACTATATCATCCTCAGTCATATTTACAGATGTTCCATTGTTGCCACTTGCAGTCACTTCATCAAGTACAGTCCAGTTAGTATTAAAAGAACTGTTACTTCCTAACTGCCACCACGATACGAGTGAACTTGCTGCAGAGTGATTTAAGAGATTTTGAGGAACTCCTTCATTATAAATTTCTGTTACTTGTGTAGATGTTAAAGCACTATTCCAGATTGAAACATTGGACATTTGACCGTTCCAAGTTTTTGCTGTTTCAACACCTGTTCCAGCACTATTATTATAAGCTCCTATTAATAAATCTACAGTTGTTGTGTTAATACTTGATGCACTTCCAGTAGTTGATTCTTGAACTCCATTTATATATAATTTAGTTGTTGCTCCATCCCAAGTAGCGCAAAAGTGATACCATTGACCAGTAGAAAGAGTAGTGTCACCACCAGCTAAAATTGCTGAACTGCCTGAACCTATATAAAAGTGCATTGTATTACTAACTAAATACATTAAAAAAGCAGAGTTAGACGTGTTGCCGTTTCTCCATTGACCTACTAAAGTATCTGCGGTTGTTAAAGTTTCAGCATTAGCCCAAGCTGAAATTGTAAAACTTGAAAACCCACTTATAGAAGCTGTTGTTGATATATAATCTGAACTCGCAGCATCAAAATCTAAAGCAAACGGAGAGTAACCACTTTTAAAACTTAAATCACTTTGTACTAAATTGGCTTGTGTCATTCCTGAGCTTGTGCCATCGTTTGAATTAGAACTGTCATCAGGTATAGTCCAGTTAGAACCATCATAAGTAGCAGAAGCATCTAACTTCCACCAACCTTGTAAAGAGGTAAATCCACTCATTGAAGTAAGTGGAGAACCATTGTTGTAAAGAGTTTCTACTGAGTTAGAACCTGTTGTTGGTAGTGCTGTGTTAAATATTTGAATGTTTGAAAGTTTACCTTCAAACGCACTTGCACCACTTGTTTTAGCTCCAATAGTATCTAATTTAGTATTGACAGTTGTGCCAAATCCTGTTTGCGTTCCTAAAGAAGTATTATTCCTAAAAACTTCAATGCTATCTCCTTGTCTTACAATAACTATATTGTACCATTTATTAATATCCATAAAATTGTTATAAATTGCATAATTATTATCAATTCTAATATATATATTATTATAGTCTGCATACATAAGGTAACCATAATTATAACTATCTTCTCCTAAAATAACATCTTGAATTGCACCAGGTCTATTCATCCAGAAAGTTATAGTTGAATTTAAACCCAAATCAAAAGAGCTTAAATTAATTCTTTCGCCAGTATTACCACCACCAAAATCAAAAACAAAGTCTTTCAGAGAAGAGTTGGGTGTCAAATATTCTGCTCCATTAAAAGCATCTTGGTCACCTAAAGGATAGTAAGCAACAGGAGCTGGACTTAACGACATTGGATTACCTATAGCAGAACCACCACCATACAATGTAGCTATTTGACCTGTAGCAGTTTGACCTACTGAAACACCACCATCAGAAAGTGGATAATTAAAAACACATACTTGGTCAAAAAATGTATTATCAGCTCTTAATGATGGATATGTAGTATTAAATGCACCAATAAAAAATTCATTTTGTGCATTTTTTAAAGTTCCTGAAGCCGATTCAGATGCTTTTAAAACGCCATCTATATATATGTTATGAACAGAACCATTATAACTACATATTAAATGATGCCAATTATTGTCACTATAATTAAAATTAGCTTCTACTCTATTATTACTTGAATGTGTGTAAGTGTTAAATCTTATTTTTTCATTTGGATTTGAATATTGGAAAGAAATATCAAGACCTGTTGCGCTTGTAGTTTCTGGAAAAGAAATTAAAACTCCATCACTTTGGTTACTTATAGAAGTTTTGAACCATAAAGAAATAGTAATTTCATTTAATTCATCTACAGATAATGAGCTTTTTATGTATGGAGTGCTATCTATATACATAGAATAGTTACTCTGCTTATCTTTATTCTCATTGTTAGGCAATCGCCATTGTCTATTTGTAAACTGTGTACTCATATTAATCTCCCATTCTATTCCAGTATATTAGGTTTGAACCTGATACTGTGGTTAAGTCTTTAGTTAAATTAGTTCCTGTTGCGTTATATATCTCCGATACTTGTGTAGATGTTAGAGCTGTGTTCCAGATTGCTACCTCGTCAATAATTCCATCAAAGAAATTACCTATCGCTCCACTACTTGCATTAGTTCCAGCTCCTATAATTAAATTATCTGTTGAATCAATATTTCCAGTTGAATCGGTTTGAGTGCTTACTAACGAACCGTTTAAATAAAGTTTAATACTTCCACTTTCTCTAACTCCTACAACGTGCTTCCAATTACCATCTGCAACAGAACCAGAGCTTTGAGCGGGTGTTGTTGGTGAAACATTATCGTCTAAGTAAAAACCAACTTTTTCGCTTGCATCTAAATATAAAATATATGCTTTACCACCTGTACTAAATCCACCTTTTATAACTAAATCAACTGCACCCGATACATTTTGAGTTGTTTTAAACCAACAAGAAACACTTCCGTCACCAGTACCCCAATTTAAACTACTATCATTACCAGCATCTATGTAATCCGAACTTGCAGAATCGAAGTTCATACTATACACATTTGAAATACCAGCCAAAGCAATTTCTACAGTTTGTGTTGATGTATTTGGACAAACACTTGAACCGCTTGAAGTAGTATCATAAGTAACTGTATGATTCGCAACAGTAGAAGCACTTAAATCTATTTCACCAGTAGTTGAATTAATTACTAAACCAGTTGTGCCGCTAAATGTTCCACCTGTTAATCCTGTAATAGTTGGAGTTGGGTCTGCATCTGTTGGTTCGTAACTACTCGCAGAATAAGCAAAAGAAGCATTGTCTAAATCATTAATTGTTAAACTAAACGTTGCAGTTGCTGCATCTGTATCTGTATAGGTAATTAAATAAGTTGCTCCAGCGGTAGAAGCATCTAAATCAACTTCGCCTGTAGTCGTACTAATAAAAACTAAACCAGCAGTTGAACTAAATGTCCCAGCACCAGCGTTATTACTTATAGTTGGTGTAGGGTCGCTTGCATCAGAACAAAATGCGCTTGATGAATAAGTAATGGAAACAGAAGCAACGCCAACAATATCTGTTTGACCAGCCCAACTTTCTTTCTGAGATTTACCCCAATCATTAGTCGCACTACCAGCAGCCTGTCCCCAACCTATATTGTTATTTACTGAACCTTTACCCCAAGTGTCACTCATAGTTTTTTATTTTAAAGTACCCAAGTTTGATTTTCTGCAACGTCATCTGGATACATATCTGCTTGTGTATTGCTGTAATATTCTGGAAAGTTTGAAGGTGCTATTCCACTTTGCATATAATCAATAAACCTTCTCGTGTAAAATTGTGCTGTACTTTCTGACTTTTGTATTAAGTAGTCAACATGCTCTTTTGTAAGTGCTGTACTGTTTTCAGGATTCTTTGTGTATATACCACCGTTAGCAATGTTAACACCAGCATAAGGTAAATACTCGACCATGCTCCAATGTAATAGCATTGGTTTAATATAGTCATTTAATAAACTTAAATAAGGGTCAGCTAAACTACTACTAACTATGTCAGCTTGTATTTTATTATATAAATCTGTTCCAAGATAATTCTGTATGTGAATGTCCTGCGCTTGGTTTATATAAGGTAATATTTTATCATTGTCAATGTTACCATTAGCAGCTGTAAATACTGATATATCATGTCTTGTTACAAATAGTGCTTTACTCATTTTCCTGCATAATTTGGGTGATGTCCATTATTTGGCATGTTAACAGGAGCTTTTTTTGCTTCTTTATGCCCTCTCGGTTTCGGTTCGTAACTCTTTGGAATTGATTTAGTTTTTTTATAGTCTTCTAAATCTTTACTCCCTTTGTCATCTAAGTTTTTAACTTTATACAATACTTGTACAAATTTATGTCTGCAGTAAACACCGCCTTTAAATTTAAACAAATCGTAGTTCTGTAAATTATGTCTTGGTAATTTAGCAGCTGCAAAACTCATTGTTCTACTCGCTTTGTCAATATCTTCTAATCTGTAAACTATACCAGCCTTGCTTCTGTTCATCATTTCAATACAAAAGTCTCTTGACTTATTAGCTTTTTTATTTTTACCTTTTCCGCTTGTCTTGTATGCTTTTCTTGACCCTACTTGGTATTTGTATCTTACTTTGTAAAAAGATTTATCTAAAACAGAAAAGCCATCTTCTTTGCTTTTTATAGTATCACTAAGCTGAATCATATCGGTTGCCCAATCCTCAACACTTTCGTTTTCATCGTCTACATCTCTAATATCAACTATTTCAAATTGCTCTGAATCCATTACCTCGCCTTTAAGCTCGTTTAACGCTTCTTGTAGTAGTTCTTTATCTTCTTGTGAAGAAAAGCTTTTAGAAGCCATCATTTCGAGTTCTGCGGTGTTTTCTTCTTCTTCTTTTATTCCAGTTTGTTCTTCAACAGCTTCTTCACCTTCAACGTTTTCTAAATCCATGAACTCTAAAGGTTCAATAGTTTTAAAGTAAAGATTTAAACTAATGTCATTTACTGCTAAAATTGTATCTAAGCAATCAATTAAAAGGTTTTGGTAAGGTTGTATAACTATGTTATTAAAAAGCCGTGAGGCGTTCTCTATTTCATCAGCATTGCTTGAAAAACCATTAGCAGAAGATAAACCTAAAAGTAATGGTGAAGTAACTCTGTGAGTTAACATAATTTTTTTTGAACATTCTTCGCTTAAATAAGAGTAATGTTCTGGAGCATCTGTTAAACTTACATCATCAATAGTCGTTTTACTTTCTGCGTTATTGTTAAATGCTACAATTACCTTTTCGCCATAACTACCAGTCAGCTTCGACATTATGTCATTTTTTATGGCTAATTGTTTTTCCCTATCAGGAATACCATTAGAAAAATTTATAATTTTAGTGCCTGAAAATGAACACATTGCATCATTTATCAAGTAGTCAGCTATCTCTTTTTCAAGTGTTGCATAAGCAGTATTATAGTCAGCTGGTGAATAGTAATAAAAACCAGTTACATATCTTTTAATAATATAAATTTCATTTTGTCCACCACTACCAAAAACAGGAAACTTTTTTAGTTTAGTATTTCTTTGGACCTTAGACCAATCAGCAGAATAAAAATAATTTTTTATTTCGCCTTTGTCATTCATCTTTTCAGCTCTAAGCGTTTCTCTTGGGAAATGTGTTATTGCTGATATTTTATTACCATTATAAGTAATTTGAAAAGCAGCTTCGCCTAATAACTTTAAATCTTGGCAAACATTTCTTAAATCGTGAGGTTTTACTAAACTTTTCATTTGTGCATACTGTTCTGGCTTTTGTGCTGAATCAGTAGCATCTAATCCTTTTCCGTAAATTTGATTAACAACACCATTAATTACTGCATTGTTTGTTGTGCTATCCATATAAGCATCTATCAAACTTTGGTAATAATCATTGTTATCGCCTATAGAAACCCAATCTTTATTACGTTCTTCTG